AACATGACGGAGGGGAATCATGGCGAGGTCGGACTGGACCGCTCTGCTGACGGAACCAGCTGCCGAATATCTAGCCAACACCGAATTGCAACGGTTCGGTCTGGCCCCCTATCTGCCGCAATTTCGAAAACGCCAGCACTCCCGCAACGGCCAGTTCATCACCCGCCGCTACCCGCTGTTCCCGCGATATCTCCTGATACCGATCAACGAAGCCCACCACGCATCGGTGCGGCTGGCCCGTGGCGTCTGCAAATTCCGCCCTGTTCTGGCAGACGACTCGGGCCGGCCGTGGCGAGCGCCGGAGCGCGTGATCGACGCGGTCAAGCGCGCGGAACAGGTCGGCTATTTCGACGAGATCCTGCACAAAGGTGATTACGTCACAATGACTTACGGCGTACTCGCGACCATCAAGTCGGTCTGCACGACGGATGCGCAGGCCGGCATGGTGGAGCTTCTGACGCCGCTGTTCGGCGGCGCGCGAGCCACCGCACCGGCCGCACACGTGTCAACGTCGTGAAGGCTGCCCTTGGTATCGCCTTGACCCATCACCACAATTAGCAGTAGGTTCGCCGACAATTCGGCCGCAGGCCAACTTTTGGGTCGACCGGGTGTCCTCAGAGGACTGCGCAGAAGGCACCACGGATGCAACAGTCGCAGGCCGAGTCGTGGTGATGCCGAAACTGAAGGTCAAGCCCGGGTACCAGCGCAACGGCAAGCGGAAGCTCCCTCCGCCCAAGAAGACCCCGGAACAGATTCAGGAACAGAACCTCGCCAAGGTCGAGAAGCGGCACAACATCACGCCGCACCTCGTGTCCACCATGATCCTGAAGCAGCGCGGCACGCTCACCAATGTCGCCCGCGCGCTCAAAGTCCCGCGGCAAACGCTACAACGCTACATCGACAAGCACGCCGAATGTCTCTACGCGCTCGACCACGCCCGCGAGGCCATGGGCGACAAGGCCGAGATGAAGCTGTTTGAGGCCATCGACGCTGGCGACACCAAGTGCATCCTGTTCTATCTCTCGACCGTGCATCGGCACCGCGGCTACAGCCTGCGACCGGATCTTGAGCCGGAGAACAACGGCGGTCGCGGACCTGTTTATGTCGAGACCGTCAACATCGTCGGCGTCCCCTCCGGCACCTACCTGCCGAAGGAGATCGCGCAGAAAGACAACATGGTCATCGAAAACGGATGACACCTTTCCGCTTCAGACCTGATCAGCAAGACGACGTCGATGGCGACGGCAAGACGGTCGAGGACTGGGAAGACAACGCGGTTTCCAATTTCATGGCGTGGGGGTCCAGCACCTTCCTGCCGGACTGGTGCCAGACCGAAGAGCACTGGACCTCGCGCTTCGCCAATTTCCTCTACACGTCCTGTCCCTGCTGCATGATCTGGCGCGGGATGTTCATGGGAGGAAGCATCGTGTTCTGGATCATGCTGATAATCTTTGCAGGTACCCGATGGTTGTGAAGCGCAAGCTGGTGCCGCGCATCATGCAGGAAGCGGCCGAGAAGCCCACCGGCGGCAACGGCTACAAGAAGCACAACGCCGCCAGCGCCGGCCGCGCCGCGGCAGCGGAGGCCCGCTTGGGCCAGAAGTTTATTGACACGCTGTTCGCCGAGGACATCCGGCACAAGGCGCTGCACGGCGGAAGAGGCTCAGCCAAATCTTGGTCGGTTGCCACCTACCTGCCGATCAGGGCGTCACAAAAGAAGCGCCGCATCGTCTGCGCCCGGCAATTCCAGAATTCGATTCGCGACTCCTCGAAAGAACTGATCGAGAAGCGCATACGTGCACTGGGGATGTCGAACCAGTACACCATCACCGACCGCTATATCACCCACAACACGACGCTCAGCCAGTTCATCTTCGTCGGCCTAGAGCGAAATGTTGAAAGCATCAGATCCTTGGAAGGCGCCGACATCGTCTGGATCGAGGAGGCCAAGACGATATCGGCGAAGAGTATGGAGATCTTGCTGCCGACCGTGCGCGCCGCCGGTTCAGAACTGATCTGGACATGGAATCCTGACAAGCCCACCGATCCCGTGGACGCCTACTTCCGAAAAGGCGCCCCGCCGCCGCGCAGTATCGTCACCGAGGTCTCCTACCGCGACAATCCGTTCTTTGAGAACACCGAGATGCCGAACGAGATGCAGGTGCTCAAGGACGGCAACTTCGCTCGCTACGAGCACGTCTGGGAAGGCAAGTACGACGTCTCCTACGAGACCAAGGTGTTCACCAAGGTTCGCGTCGGCCGCCCGGAAGTGCCTTCCAACACGCCGCCCTACTACGGCATGGACTTCGGCTTCGGCAGCGACCCTTCCTTCGTGGTGAAGATCTTCGTCTTCCCCGACCAGAAGCAGATCTACATCGCCAACGAGGCCAGTGGCCGCGTCACCATGGATCAGTTGCCGCACATGGTAAGGTCCGTGACCAGAGAAGACGGCGATCTGGTGAAGTGCGATAGCTCCCAGCCGGGCACTATCGAATTCCTCCAGTCTCGTGGTATTAACGCCGTGCCCGCCAAGAAAGGCCCCGGCTCGGTGAAGTCGGGCATCCTCTTTCTCCAAGGCTTCGAAATCATCATCGACCCCAACTGCGAGAAGATGCAGGAAGAAGCGCATCTCTACTCGTGGATGACCGACAAGCTGACCAACCAAGCTCTCTCCACCCCGGTGGATGCCTACAATCACGGTTGGGACGCCACGCGCTACGCCACCGAGGATGTCGCCATCGAGCACGCACTCGACGACGACGCCGACGGCGGCGTTCTCACTTTGAAACTGTGGTAAGGAGCACGACATGGGTTGTGGTTGCGGCGGACGAACTTACGCAAGGCCCCAAGGCACGACGCGAAGCCCAAGCGCACATTCGCCGACGACGCGCACAGTGACGCCGCGCGTCAATCACGCACCGCAGTCGTCGCAGCCCCGCGTCGTGCAGTCGGCGGCGCTGGCGCAGCGGCGCGCAGAGCGCAGGCAGGTCTGACATGGGCTTTGGCGACTGGCTGTTCAAACGGAAGCCGGACCGCGACGAGGCGGATGAACCGGCTTCGCCCATCTACATCATGGGTGGCCAGCCGGTTCGCTTCCTCTCGACCCGTGCCGTTGTCACAGCCGACGTCGCGCAGCGCGAATCCCCGCAGCTGTACCGCATCACCAATTTCATCGCGTCTTCAGTTCAGTCGGTGCCGTGGTATTGCGAGGCGGACCCGGACACCAAGGTCTCGGAGCAGGCGCCAGCCACAAAAATCAAGGCGATCAACGAACTGCTGAAGTCTCCCAACGACACCTACACCGCGCAGCAGATGCAGTACTGGGTGGCGCTGAACCTGATGCTGTACGCGCGCTGCCACTTCAAGGTCGGCGTCAACAGTTCCAGCACGCCAAGCGGCATGTACCCGCTGGCGGCCAAGCATGTTCGCGGCGTGCTCAACAACCGCGGCATCGTCGACAGGTACGAATACGGCGTCGGCGAGGAGAAGCAGACGTTCCCCAGCCGGCGCAACGCGGAGCGCGGCGGGTCCATCGGCGTTTCCTACGCGGCCGAGATCGCATTCCCGTCCCTCACGGGTCTGGTCGAGTACAACAAGGCGCCGGCCGCCATTGAGTCCTTGAGCGTCCCGCTTCAGATCATCAAGGCGCTGATGCAGCGCGCGCTCGACACCGCCAGCGGCCATCCGAACGTCAAGTACGTGATCACGGCGGAGAAGACCATCACGCGCCAGCAGAAGGCGGCGCTGACCAAGCATCTGGAAGAGTCCACGGCCGGCAACGAAGAGTCCGGCCACGTGCTCTTCCTCTACAACACCGACGTCAAGGTGCACACGCTCGACAACAATCTGGGCGACATTCATTCCAAACTGCCTTTGGATGACATGACGCGCCAGATCGCTGGCGTATTCGGAGTCCCCGTCGCCTTGCTGGGCCTAGGTTCGGCAGACGCCGCCAAATACGCCAGCAACTATGTTGAATCCCGGCTGAGCTACTGGCAGGACACCATCGTTCCCTGCTATCTGGTGCCGATTGCCGCCGGGATGACGCAAGCGATCTGCCCGCCGGGCTGCCGTGTCAGCTTCGATCTCGACAAGGTGCCGGCACTTTGGGAAGGCCGCGCCAATCTCGGCAAGACGCTCAGCCAAGTCACGTTCCTCACCAACAACGAGAAGCGCGACATTCTTGGCTTCGAAAAGAAGGCTGGCGAGGACGCCATCCCGAAGGACAAGCTTCCCGCGGTATTGCCGCAGGAGGAAGAAACGATTGAACCGCAAGACAACGGTGGGAGAGCACTGCAATGACCAAACTGTGGGAGAAGGGCGACAAGGTTCAGTGCGGCCTGTCGTTCAGCGCCATCAATCTGGACCTCTCCTCGATCCCCGACGGATACGTCGCGGGCATTGCCTCGACCCCCTCGACCGACAGCCACGGCCACAAGGTCTTGGCAAAGGCGTTCGATGATTCCATACGCTCGAAAGGTCTCGCCGGCCCCGGCGGCGTGCAGCTTCTTGCCGGCCACGACTGGAACAAGGTCGCCGGCCAGATCAAGAAGCTGGAGACCGTCGGCGAGAACCTGCTGCTGGAAGCGCAGCTTTACATGGACGTCAGCTACGTCAAGGATCTGCACACCGTGCTGAAGCAGAACGGCGGGCTTAACTTCTCGGTCGGCTTCCGGCTGGAGGAGTTCGAATTCAACGACGTCATGGAGAATGACGACGACCCGTGGCTGATCGTGCAGAAGGGCGACCTGATGGAGGTGTCCATCGTGACCTTCCCGTCGCAGCGCGAAGCCCAGATGACTTTCGTCAAGGAACTGGATACGATGGCCGAGTTCGAACGTGCGTTGATCGCCGACGGACTCGCGGCCACACGAAATCAGGCGCACAAGCTGGCCCTTTGGGCAAAAAGCAACATGCACCTGTTGCAGCCGAAGCTACCCTTGCTGGTTGATAAGGCGAAAACTGAATCGCTGCATCCCTTGCTGGATGTGTCCATGCTCCAGCCTATGGCCGACCTGATCGCCAAGGCGCGAGCGCAACTCCCTTAACCCGCAGGGTAAAATCATGACCAACAAAGAGAAGATGAACGCGCTCCGGTCGAGCGTGTACAAGGGCGCCTTCATCACCAAGGAAGCGCCGGCCGACACCAAGACTGCCGAGGCACTGCTTGAGCCGCTGACCAAGGAGATGGCGAACATCGTCGCTGCCTTGGAGAAGGCCAAGAAGGACGCCGACGTCCAGTACACCGACCTGACCAACCACTACAACGGCGTCAAGTCGACCAACGAGGAACTGAAGGCTGCCGTGATCAAGCACAGCGCCGAATACGCTGAGCAGATCAAGACCATCCAGATGCTTCAGCAGGCGCTGGATCAGGTGAAGAAGGAGATCGACCAGCCGATCATCAAGGGCGGCAAGGATCTCGTCGAGTCGGATCGTGCAGCCGCCATCGAGCTTCAGCGCCGGGCCTTCCTGTTCAAGGGCGGCAACGAGTTCGAATTCAAGCCGGATCTCGACAACCTCGTCAACGCTGCGGACTATCGCTCCGCGGTGCGCAAGATGATGCAGGTCGGCATCGAGTCCAAGGAGAAGATCAGGCGCACGCTCACCGACGTCGAGCGCAAGGCGTTCGATGCCGCTAGCCTCGACAGCGCCATGTTCAGCCCGGAGATGCTGGGCATCGAACTGAACTGCATCGTCGAGTGTGCGGAGCTTATGGATCTCTACAACTCGGTCACGGTGGGCAAGTCGACCTTCATGTACCCGCACGTCACCGACTACGGCGCCATCGGCCAGTACGATTGCGATGCCAAGTGCGACGCCGAGTACGGCCCGGAAGGCAACATCACCTTCAAGAACGGTCAGGTGAACGACTTCCGCGGCGTGTTCTGCTTCAACCGCAAGGTTCTCTCCGAAGCCAATTACGACCTGCTCGCCTTCATGTATCAGGCGGCGGCGCGTTCCTACCGGATCAACCGCAACCGTGCCACGATGGTTGGCGACGGCATCAACGAGCCGCTCGGCTGGCTGACCGCGGATTGCTTCACCAAGCGTGCGACCAAGGGTTCGGCGTTCAACCACATCGAATTCCGCATGTTCCACGCTGCGGTGCCGGTCGA